CGTCCTGTGGCCGCGCTGCCGCTGCCCTCAGTCGCTTGGTTTGTTTGCCCCGCACGTAGTTCCTCCTCCTGCCTCTCAAACTCCCCTTTCACCATTTCGTGCCACCGCGTTGCTAGATCCGCGGTGAGCTTACCCTTGTGCTGCGCAAAGATAGCGCGACCCATGGGCATAAGGTGGGCAGGGATACGTATGCCAGTCTCGGTTGTCTCTGTCAGGTCAAGGACCTGGGCAAAGCTGTCAGGGTTCAGCATCTTGTTTCTCCCGTTACAAGAGCAGATTCTCGTGTGTCTTATACAGTATCACACGTCCCCGGGAGTTTGCACCACAATCGTTGCACTTATAGCGCTGGTAGGCGTTGCTCCGAGCTGGACGCTCGATGCCTCGCTTCTGGACGCTGGTGCCTCCGCAGTTGGGGCACACGGGGGACTCGGGGGTGTCTATGTACAGCCCGCGGTTCGGGTGATTCTTGATCCAGGGGCGCAGGTACTTGTAGAGCTCTTCCAGCACCACGATGTCCTGGCAGTTGTACTTGCGCATGACGGCCTGGGCCTTTTTGTCCCCGGCCATCACCTCCTCCCATAGCTGCATACCCTTGTGCTCCGTCTTGCGCTGGAGCCCCAGCTCCGACGCAACAGAGTCCATGGAGTTGCTAAGGAAGCGGAAGTTCTGACGCACTACCTGGAACATATCAAGCTGGTGGTAGTTTGTCGGAGGGCTGAGCCCGAGGATGGCAAACTCTCGATTCAGGGTGGGGATGTCAAACTTCTTGCCGTTGTAGTGGACTACCATGTCGGCTTGATCAAGCATCTCGTAGGCTGCCCGGACCATCTCTTCGTGGCCGTGCTGCCAAGCGCTGTAGAAGTGGATCTTCTTCTTGTCCTCCCACCGTGCGGCCCAGCACAGGGTGTAGCCGCGATTGACTACTTGGCTGATTGGTACGAAGCGGGTCTTCAAGCCCCAGATGCGGGCGGTGGCTGGTGCTGTTTCAATGTCAATGTACAGCACTTTCATGGCGCTAGTCCTCGTCTTGGATGCTTAGAAGGTAATCTATGTACCACCTTGCCTTCTTCAGGTCTTCCGACCCGTTCTTCTGCTTCCAGCGCCACAGGTACTTGATGGCGTTGGCGGTGCAGACTGCTTCTACCCCTTTCAGGCTGATCGTAGCTGCGGCCAAGGCATCAATGCACTCCACACCTCCCTGGGTGTAGTGGGCGGGGTGATTCACTCGGTCTACTTCAGCCATTCTTCGGGTATCCCATCGTCAATAAAGCAGTAAAGGAAGCCGTGCTTATCGCACCACTCGCTGTACCGCGTCTTGGAGGACGCGGAGAGCTTGTTATCTACCTTGAACACAAAGCGGATCTCGACATCCGGGTGCTGTTCTTTTAGCAGCAGATGCTTAACCCGGTCCGCCTGGGTAAGGCGACCCTTCGCCTCAAGGATGATCCCGTTAGGCAGCACAAAGTCCGGCAAGTAGTGCCGGGGCTTGGGCTGGTAGGGAAGCTGGCGATCCTTCGGCTCATAGTCATAAGTGGCGTTAGCCTTGATAAGGGCGTTGCTGACCTGGTGCTCAAGGCCAGAACGAAATCCCTTCTTAAGCGCTATCGCCCTCGTCTTCGACCTCACTCTTCGCGGCATTTCGTCTCCGTCCTCGTGCAGGGGCACTCTCTTCCGTAAGGAACGAGGGCGCTGGTACATCAGTTCCAGTTGACTGCTTGGCTTCCCTTGCGGTCTGACACCACTTGTCGAACGCTTTAGCCTTTTCGGCAAATGCAAGGACTGCCGCTTTCTCGGCATCACTACCCTCCCACTCAATTGCGTAGAAGTTCTGGGCGGGCTCTGCTACGTGGATGTTCTGTCCTCGCTTCAGGGACAGCCACACGCGGTTACCTGGCATCTTCATCACTCACTCTCCTCCATCACCCAGCAATTTGGAAAATCATAGGCTAGTGTCTTAATACCCGTAGGCACTCTTTCGTCTTCAAAATCTTCACACCGTCGCATCCAGCCCCAGCGTTCGTCCGTGTGAGACTTAGGCGTATAAAACCGAGGCTTGTGGCCTAGCTCGCACTTGCGGGCATCAAAAGTACCTGAAACATGGATGCAAAAGTCGCAGTGTTTTGCTTTCATCACTCGCCCTCCTCCAGCCACTCCGTGTCTGGTTTAGGCGGTAGCCACATCTCGCCGTGGTACGTCTGCATCCACAGCAGGCGGCCTACCTCAATTATCATGTCGTCGGCCCGGTCCCCGTACTCTTTCAGGTACGCTTCCCGGACTACTTCGTACATCTCGTACTCGGTGTAGTGCGGAGGCTCGTCGATGAAGGGCAGCATCTTCTCCGCGGTCTTCTTACCAATCCCCTTGATCCCGGGGATGTTATCTACCGTGTCCCCGACAAGCATCTGACGCCAGAAGTAGACGGGCGCGTCACAATCGGCAATGTAATAGGACACGCGCTTGGCGTAGTTGTAGTGGAACCCTGGCACCATATCCAAGTCCTTATCAATGGTGCAGATCACGCTGTCCTCGCCGCGGTCTCGGGACTCGTGTTGGTAGATGCTCAGCAGGTCATCAGCCTCGCAGTTCTCGGAGATGACAACCTCGTAGGTCTTGGTCATGAAGTCCTTGATGGCCTGGGCATGGACAGGCTTATGGGTCTCGTCCCGATTGCCCTTGTAGGGCTTCTCCTTTGCCACGTCAAAGCGGAAGTTACCCTTCCCCGTAAGGAAGCCTATGACGCTATCCAGCCCGACCCCAAGGTCGCGGCAGGTGGTCTCCATCATCGACTTCACGTTGTAGAGCGCGTTCTGGACAGGCTCAGGGGTAATCTGCTTCTCAATTATCGGCTGGTAGCCCTCACCTTGGAGCTCAAGCACGCGCTCCTTGGCGAGGCCAGCCTTGTTGTACCAGTTGGCGATCTCCTCCCCATCCTTCTCGTAGGTGACAAGGTACTCCGTGGACTGGGCTGCAAAGCCTGCCCGGTACACGATGGGGTCAAGATCCACCAGCACTAGCATTTAGTGGATCTCCTCGTCGGTGTCCGACTCTTTCTCAAACTCAATCCACTCCCAAGGCTTAGCCTGCATGGTGGTGGTGAAGCCGACACAGTTGTGGATAGCCTCGGGCAGCACAACGGTTCGATACTCCACAACGCCGGTCGTCTTGTTGACGACGGCGTAGTAGTTTTCAAACTCGTTGCCGTGGGAGTAGCAAACCGCCCCATCCTCATTGAGGCGGTCTGCTTCTTCACTCCCTGCCGTGACCAGCACAACCTCGTACAGGTCCGTTTCGAAGATGTTCACGGCTAATCGTCCAGGAACTCTTCTTCAATCAGGTCGTCCTCCGCCGTGCTGGCTTTGGACGGGCCGCGCTCCGCGATCTCCTTGAGGCGCGTGTGCGCGTTCATGGAGTCAGTGAAGAAACGATCCGTAACCTGATCAACGTACTCAAGAAGCAGATCAAGGCGCTCGCCTTTCTTCTGCCCCAGGCTTAGCGCGTCGTTAGACAGCGCCGCAGCCACAAGCGTTACGGCTCGATCCTGGGCTGCGCTGAAGGACATTCGGGGTACATCAACTTCTTGGTATCGTTTGTCCTTTTGTAGATCCCGGGCCTCCTTCTCGGCCCAGTACCCGTCGCGGGTTTGTCCCCCACCACTATTAGATGCGGCGCGCTGACCGCCCTGATTGTTAGCAGCGCGAGGAGCACCGCTCTGGCGAGGAGGCGCCGCAGGCGCGCCCCCGGCCACGATGGAGTCAAAGTCGACATTGCCTTTCTCGTCATTCTCAAAGGAAATGGACTCCCCCTTCTGGAACGTAGGGCGCTTGCGTCCCAAACGGAACCAGCGTCGGCTTCCATCAATCTGGAAGCTCCAAAGCAACACGGGACCGTTTCGCCCATCAAACTCTTTACTGTCAATCGTTGTTACGGTACCGCTGTTCTGATAGCTCACTTGGCTACCCTCCATGTAGGTACATCGCCGGAGTGGCGTTGTACGTTTTCTCTGACTTCTTGCTTTGCTCGTCGGCCCAGTTGGGCCCGATGCTTACACCCGCCCCCAGGGGGGCAGTAAAGGATACTCCATACATAAGGTCAAGGTACCAGTAGGGCACTTCAATCAGAGCGTACTTAGACAGCTCATGGAAGGCTTCAACTTCGTTAGGTGGTACCTCGCAGATGATCGAATCATGGATGGAGTTGACCACCATCAGCTCAAGGTTCGCAGCCTTAGCTGCGTGCCAGAAGTAGACCAACCCTACCGGGATGATCTCTGCCGTGGCGAAGCTCTGCACCGGGTAGTTGCAGATGCTGGTGGTGTTCGTGACGTACCCGCTTCGATCCATGCGGGTGTCGGGCCAGTAGAACTGAAGGCCCCATTCGGTCTCAAGGTGTCCTTTCTCCAGAACAGTGGTGATCCACCGATCCTGGGTGTCCGAGATTCCCGTGTACTTGTTCCGAAACTCCCGGTAGTAGGTCTGCTCAGCCTCAGTGCCTGAGCGTCCCCCGAACAAGGGCTTGAAGGTGTGAGCCTTCGCGCCTTGTCGGTCCGTGGGCTGTCCTGCATCCGTAAGCGTCTTGGCGGTGAACGAATGGACGTCCACCTCGTCTACGATGTCAGAGATAGCCTTGCCATCACGCCCTAAATGGGCTGCTACGCGGAACTCAAGCTGGGCTCCGTCGCACTCACCTATCAGCCAGCCTTCGTGACGTGACCTGAAGAAGGGCTTGTACGCACGCGGGAAGTTTTGGAACTGTGCGCGGTAATCAAGTCCGTTGCTTGAGAGTCGATGCGTCTGGGTGTTGGTCTGGTTGAATTGTGCGACCAGGCGCCCGCCTGCGTCGTTGCAGCAGTCGCTGAACTTGCGAAGATACTTGGTGAGCTCCGTGTGAACGGCGTTTAGCTCGCCGTACAGCTCAAGGAACTTACGCTGCTTCGCGTTCTTAGCTTCCAGCGACAACACGGTGCTGATGTCCGTCTTGGGCTTTCCTGACGTCGTGCGGTCGGGCTTGCCTCGACGGTCAGTGGGCTCCTTGAACCTCAGTGTCGTGTACAGAAACTCCGCCAGTTGGTTGGTGCTGGCGGTGTTGATGCCTCCCGTGAAGGTCTCCATCTTCTGCTGGAGCTCGCCGTAGCTGCGTTCCAGCTCGGCGGCCCGCTCCACTACCTTGGACGGGTCAAGATACATCCCCGTGAACTCCATCATGCCAAGTACCGGTGCCACAAGGCACCGGGTGTAGACGATGGGCATCAGCCGGGGCTTCTTGGCGTTGATATAGCGTAGTTGGTTAAGGAACAGCCGGTTGGTCAGGTTCACGTCCTGGACGCAGTAGCGCTCCAGCCATTGCTTCGGGATGTCCTGGGTCGGTATCCCTCGCTTGATCATCTTGGAGACTACGCTGTCCTTACCTTCCCAGGCGCGGCGCTTGGCGCACCGCTCAAGGCTCAGCGCACCCCACTGCCAGCGGTTACCCCCAAGCACGTACTCAGCAAGCTGCGTATCCCACACCAGCAGCTCGTGGATCTTTGACCCGCAGCGGTGCAGCC